CGCATCACCGGGGGAGCATCCGCAGGGATCTCCACCGTTGGAACCATGCCCGGCGTCAACCACGCCTTGATGGTGTCCAACCTCGGCTGCTCAGCCGACCTCGCACCCTGCAAGATGGCCCTGGTTGCGTCGATCGCATCTTTCTTGCTGAACGGCACAGGCCACCTCCGTCTAGGTTCTAGGCCGGAAGTAAGCCACCCCGGTACGTTCACGCTCGTTTTTCCTGCTGTTCAGGTACAACCGGCGAACCATCCCAGCGCCGATCATGCAAACCGCTAGATCGATCTTGTCCTTCGACTCACGATGCCGTTTGGCGATCGAAACACCCCAACGATTCGGAGCCCGCCGCGCGTTCAGAACATGCCGGCGCAACCGTGCGTCACCGTCATGCAGCAAAGCTCCCTCGTCGATCTCCTGCAGAGTCTGCTCACACGCCTCGGTGAACTCCTTCACCCGCTGCGAATCAGCCATATCCCACATGATCGAATGGCCCTGCTGCGCGCCGGGTTTCGCCCAAATCTTCAACTCATCCCGAAAATCCCGGTGCCACTCATCGAACAGGGCATCCCAATACCGGTCCCGCGACTCGTCATCCAACACATGCGACGGATCACCAAAGTACGCGACAATCTTGTGGGTCCGCTTCACCTCGCGGACCCGCTCGTCGACCCGATCACGCGGAACAGTCCAACCATTCCCACGGAACCCAGCCGGTTTCAGCCACATCCCCAACGTCAACCGGTAACCATCCGAGATCCGCGCCGCCACCAATGCTGTCGCATCATCAGACTTCGAGCAGTCCAAGAACAACGCCCACTCGTCAACGGCCAGGTCAACGTTGGCATCCTTCGCCAAACACTGATCCCACGCCTGCGGAGTCGTCCACGAATCCTCAGCCGCACCGATCTGGTTGTACCACTTCCGCCGAGACTCACTCGGAGGGTTCGACCCATTCAGAATCGACGCCAAAATCCGCTTGATGTTCAACCACGTCGAATCACCACGGATCGCCTCAATGACAGCCGGGGCATCCTCAGCATTCAACGGAGCCTCAGGTGGCGCCTCCAACGAGTCGTAAAGCAACCCGAACTCCACCGCCGTGGCCTCGTCACCCTGGGTCGCCTCCCACGACTCCCGGGTCCGCTGACCAACCGAATCCTCACCCGGCCGGAAAGCGTTACAGATGTCCAACATCCGCGCCGCGCCATCCTCAGACTTCGCAGCATTACCCTCGATCGCGCCGGCCATGTCGTGACCACCGTTGGAGTCATTCCAGAACTGCGTCTCGTTCCGAATGATCAGCGTTGGGCGACCACCCTCCAACGCAGCTGGCGACGACGTAACCGCCTGAATCTGCCGGGTATCACCCAAACCCCACACACTGAACTTCTGCACCTGGATGCCGTAACGCGACCTAGCCTCAGGCGAAATCAGGGCAGGAAAGAACTTCATCGTGTTCTGCGTCTGCTCCAACGACACAGCCGCCAACTGAACCCACGCCGAAGGTTCCTCACGGCCAACCGGTCGATCACCAACCCAATGATCGAACGTCACATCAGCGAACAACGCCGACGCCGACACGCACGCTGCGAGCGGGTCCTTCCCCCAGCCCTTCATGCGCTGCAACACCGCCGAATGGCAGGCGAACCCACCATCGGAATCCAGCGCATAGAACCACAGAATGAACCGGGCCTGCTCCGGGGTGAACTGCCACGGCCCACGCTTACCGCGCAACCACGTCCCGCACCACGCCAGAACATCCCAACCAAGCGTGGCCTCCGGTAAAACCCAACCGTTATCCCACTGCCACGTCGGGCCGATCTTCACCGGCTCCCACAACAACCCAATAGGCGGGGAAGCCTTCTCGATCAGATCCCGGTACCACTGCACAATCTCCGTAGAATCATCCCGAGCAACCGGAGCCGAACGACTACGCGCCACGCTTCGCCCACGACGCGTTACCCGCCTGCCGCTGCTGATTCACCGCACCCTCACCGGACTCATCCGGCAACTTCAACGACCGCAGCAACGCCGCCAGAACAGTGCGGTGCTGCCGGATCTCCGACACGAACGGGTTCATAACCTGCTGACCCATGCTGCCCTTGACGATCAGATCCGCACCGGCCAACTCCGTCTGCATGACCTCGATCAGATCCGACTCCCGGCAAGCCTCACCGAGAATCCGTAGCTCATCCGGCCGCAACTCGTAAGCGCCAGCGATCGAAGACCACAGCCCACTGCCAGCCTGTCCGAGGTTCTTAGGTGCATCCATTGCTGTTCTCCTTGGCATCGCGCCAGACCATTCGGCATCGCGCCGAGGGCCCAAAAATCCAAACGGGGCGTTCGCTGGAACGGGCTTGCTATCCCGCCGGTCTACGTTTGGGGGTCGGGAGGGGGGCCATCCCCACCCCCGTTTTGGATCTTGAAATGAGGCCCGGATGATCTTCGTTTGGGCGCTGACGGGCCGTGCCGTGCCCTCGTGATGCGAGTGATTCGCGTTGTGTCTTGGCTTTGTGGCACCAACCGTTGAGCCATTGCAGGTTGCCCATGCTGTGGTCGTCGCCTGGTGTGATGTGGTCGCACTCGGTGCCGATGCCGTTGCATCGTGGGTCGTGGTGTTGGGCTTGGCACATGCCTTGTGCTCTTGCTTTCACTGCTGCTCTGCGTTTGGCCCAGTCACGTGGTAGTCGTGACGCACGGTCCGAGCTACCCCATCGGTAGGGCTTGGGGTTAGGGGCGGGCATGGCGGGCATGGGATCGGGTGGTGCTGGGTGTGTGGGTGAGCGACGTGGTGTGCATCGCTGCTGCCCTTCCTCGTTCCGTCGATCCTGTGTATCAGCGTGTGGTGCTCGGTATCCTCAGCCCTATGCGTATGCGGTGGGCTGTGGTGCTGGGTGTGGCTGTTGGGGTGGGCTTGCTGGGTGGGTGTGGGGGTGGACCTGACCCAGTGGCTAGGACCCCGGAGCAGCTGGCGTGTGAGGCGTGGGGTGCTGCGATGAACGCGACGGGTGCGGAGATGGTGTCGGGGGCGAACGTGGCTGCGGGTATCGCACCGAAGTCACCGGCTGGTCAGTTGATGAATGTGTTCATCGCGGCGTCTGGGTTGCCGGGTGCTTCGTCTGATCCTGCCCGGCCCCGGTATTTGATGCAGGTGCGTGAGCGTTGCGCTGGGGTTGGGGTGGTGTTCGACTACTCGGCCTAGTACCAGTATCGGCGACCCATGATCTCGCGGTGTCCTACAGTTGTGATGAGTAGCAGGATCAGCCCGATGCCGGCGAGTACCCAGCCGATGGTGACGAGCACGGGCACGACGAGCAGGTATCCGAGGACGAGCAGGACCAGTCCGAGCACGATCATGTCTTGACCTTTCGCCGTGGCTTCGCGTTCTGTGTGGCCCGGCATTCGGAGCACACGCCTTGTTCGGTTGCGTCACCGCACACACGGCAGGGCAGAAGCAACGTTGCCTCCGGGAGATGGGGATTCAGGGCGGGGTCGATCCTGTTACGGAGACACCTCTGCCACTTGGTGACTGAGCGTACCAGAGGTGTCGGACAGTTACGCTGACCGTGCCTTGGACTGCCTGAACATCGCGTCTACGAGCGCATCCAGGTCGGGGCCACGGAACCAGCACATCCCGCAGTTACGGCATTCAACGGCTCGGATCTTGTAGTCATGGTCTTCGTGGTAGTCGGTGTCTTCCCCGTCCGGGTACGCCCAGGTGATGGCGAGGGCGGGGGTTCGGACGACCTCCCCGTCTTGTTCGGCGCAAGCTGTGTCGGCTGAGCAGTCGGGGCACGCTGTGCCTCTGGCCCATTGCGGCCGGCTGGGGTTCAACCCCAACTGTGACTTGGCCATCCCTGTCCATTTGCGTAGGTTCTCTGTCCACCAAATAGCGGTGTCGGCGTCGGGCATGGTTTGGGCGATGGCCCTGATCTCGGCTGGGGTGTCCCGTTCTGTGGAGAGGATGAACCCGGGGCATGGTCGGTATGGGCGGCAGTAGCAGGTTTCGATTTTGCGTGTGCGGGTGATGATTCGGCCGAAGTCTGTTGCGGCTTCGGTGACGGCGTCCCGGATTTCGATGAGTAGGGACACGACACCGGTTGAGATGACGGGTCGTGATCCGAATGCACCGCCGCCGCTGTTGCTGCCTGACCATGATCCGCTGCCGGTGAGTTGTTCGTAGAGGGATGGGAGGTGTTGCCATTCGCCGCGTTTGGTGTCTTCGCGGTATAGGCGGATTTGTTGGGGTTGGATGAGTGCGTCTACTGCACGGTTCAGTGCGTTGCTCATCGTGTGCGTTCCTTTTCGCCGCGCCATTTGGTTTGCCCGTGCAGCCCGACGACGGCTGGTTTGCCGGGGTTGAACAGCATCATCATGAGTTCCCACCGGTCGTCGAATGCGTGCTCGAACACCCTCGCTTGGGCGCGTTCCATTTGTTCCCGGGTGATGGTGCCGGGGATACCTTCGTTGGTGGTCCCGAACGGGCCGTTCGATTTGGTGGTCATCGCTCGACGCCTTTGCTGGCGCGTTCCAGGACGGTCACGAACGTCACCTCGGGAACGATGTCGTTCCGCATGTGCCGTGCCCCGGTGTCGATCAGCGACCAGTACGCGAGGCTGCGCGGGAGTCGGTGCGCGATTTCCCGCCATGCCCATTGACGGGTTCGGTCAAGCCGTTCCCGGAGTGACATTGCGGGGATTGTCCAGATGGTGGTGAGTTTCATTGCCTGCGTCCTTCGTGGTCGGGTAGGTCATCGCCGCTGAATCCGATGCGCCTCGGTTGGGCCCGTTCGGTGTTCAGCGCAGTGGTGGATCGCGGATCAACGTCGGGGGTTTCGTCGGGTTCTGGCCGGTCCCAGGTGATTTGCAGGAGCGCGAACCGGAACCTCACGACCCGTCCCCCAGCAGCCACCCGACGGCGCCGAGCATCATCAGCGTTGCCCGGACACCCTGCATCTGTTCTTCGGGGACGGGGTTGGTTTGGCTGACGAGCTGGAACGCTGCGGCCGCGGTGCACAGGGCGAGTTCCCATTGCAGCGGGTCGGCCGTGGCGGGTTGGTTCTTCCGGATCAGGTCGGCCACCCCACGCGCGGTGGTCATGAACTGTTCGGCGTCGGGGTCGAGTGCGATGAGCCCGAAGTATTCCCGGCTGACGGCGGTGATCCGGGCTGCGGTGTCGTCGGTCATGCCAGATCCATCTGTGCCGCGAAGACCGATCTTCGAGCAGTGATGCCCGCTCGTATTCGTCAGGCTTCCGGGTGGCTCCGTGACCGATGTAGATCGAGAAGTTGGCGCACGCCTCGCAGATCATGATCGTGCCCTCTTCAGGCGGCGCGGTGAGCCCTGCGACGGCTTCGGATTCGCGGTTAATCACGCCGCAGTACGGGCAACTTCCGGGGGTGATCTTCATCGGGTCACCGATTCCTCGCGCGGCATCCAGATCATTCCGGCACCATCCGCACACATGGCGTTCCGGAACGCCATCGCCAACCGGGCAACGTCACCATCACTGATCACGATGCCGGTCGTCTTCCGGGCCTCGTGCATGAAGCAATGCACCCTGCGGAGTTCCTTCTCGTCGTCGGTTACGACATCGTTGTCATGCACTTAGTTCGCCTCCAATTTCCGGACGGTGGCCGCAACACCCAACGCAGCCCAAGCATGCTTGGAAACCCCATACGTCCCGCCAGGATTGGCCTTGACGCCTTTGGGTCCGAATATGTCGATCAGCACGGCCCGCACATTCGGGTCCTTCGCAGCCGTGGTTCCGCACAGGTGGAGTTTGACCCGGCTGCGCTTGACCATCTCAGGGGTGTCGATGCATGCCTGCATGAATCGGCCTGTCCACAGGATTGTTTCCACCGAGTCGTCCGAGATAGCCATGCCGCGCGCCTCGAAACGTTCGATGGCGACTTCGCCTCCCCAGCCGACGATCCGGTCCAGGACTTGCAGGTTGCTCTCCACTCCTGACAGCCAGATCGTGTTGTCGTCTGTCAGCACTACCCAGCCGGATTCGGTGGTTCCGGGATCGATCGCGAAAATGGTCACG